ATTTAAATGGTAAAACATTAATTGGTTTAAGACCAGAGAACGGTGACAAACTTAAATGGTCTTGTATCGACATAGATCCAGCAAACTATAAACAATACACATCAAAAAAATACGTTGATATAATTAGAGATTTCGAATTACCTTTAGTGCCTGTTAAATCAAAATCAGGTGGCTTACATTTATTTATTTTCTTTTCTGATTGGGTAAACAAGGACAAAGTAAAAGAAAAACTAGAAGAGATTAACAAAGAATATTTTTTATCTAAAGAGGTATTTCCACTAAACAAAGCTGTTGGTATGCCATATTACAATGCTAATGCAGCTGTTGAATATGCATTTGATGATGACAACACACCATTAATGCTTGGTGGTTTTTTAGAACTAGCTAAGAAAAAAATGTTAGATCCAAAAGAATTTTTAAATTACAAAGTTACAGAATATAATGCAGAAACTGATTGGAGAGATTATCCACCTTGTGTTCAAAAAGTAATTCAAGAAGGTTGGACAGGAGACAGAAACAATATGCTGTTTAATGTTTGTGTTACCGAAATGAAAAAAGCAGAAGGTAATCTTACAGTTAAACAACTCAAAGATATTGCTTGGGATAGACAAAAAAGTATATTTGGTAATCATCCCAAAGGCCCATTAAAAAGAAATGAAAGTGATGGTACAGCACAATCAGTGCATACAAAAGGTTACGAATATTTTTGTCCGCCAAAACATAATTTTGTTGCATCAATTTGTGATAAAGAAACTTGTAAACTTAGAAAACTTGGTATTGGTGTTCAAGCACCAGATATTAAAAATGAATTTGAAAACTTAACTTATACTGAATCAACAAAAGAAATTATTTATGAATGTAAATTTAGAGATAGACACATTACATTTAGACCTGAAGATACAAAAGATGAAAAGTCCTGGCGAGTTTGTCTAGCTAAATATAGAATTTTTTGGCTTACATTACCAAGACCAAAGAAAGGGCCAAGCCCATTTGAGTTACTTATGAAACACTTATTAGAATCAGCTGAAGAGAACAAATCCTTATTATATGAAGACACTGTTGAAGAAGAGAAATATAATACACTTAAAATATTTTTTGAAAGCACAATTGAACAAGATGATTTTACTAAATTAAAAGATGGTTATACAGTATTAGATAGTAAAGATAATATATGTTATTTTAAAAGAAATACTTTGGCGGATTTTTTAGATAGGAGAAAAACACCATTTAAAAGTGTAAACCAAGCAGTAAGACTTTTAGAATGTGAGAAGCATGATTTTTTTGAAGGTGAACGCAATGTATGGTTTGTTAAAATGCCTGAATTTGTTAACCATCAAAAAATAAAACCAAAGAATAATACACAAGAACAACTAAGCGAGATGGATGATGAGTACCACAGCAAATTTAGGACTCCAGAAACAAAAACAAATATATAGAAAAACGATTAAAATCTTCGGTCCACCTGGTACAGGTAAGACTTGGACTTTAATTGAACGTGTTGTTAAAAAATATTTAAAAAAAGGTGTAGATCCAGATAAAATTGCTTTTATATCTTTTACAAACAAAGCAGTAGACACAGCAAAACTTAGAGCTTTAGAAGCTTTTCCACATTTAGATTCAAAATCATTTAGTAGATTTAGAACTCTACACTCGTATTGCAGAAGATATTTTGAAGAAGAAATATTTGATACAAAAGATTGTATGATTGATTATGCTTTAACTAATAACTTTGTAAAGAGATCTGATAACAGGCTATCACAAGATAACTTTACATATTCTGATTGGTCACTTGGTATTTACGACAAAGCTAGAAATTTACTAGAGGATCCTACATTGGTTTATAAAAAAGAAACACAGAAAAAAGAACCATTGGAAGTATATCATAGAAAAATTGCCACTTATGAAATCTATAAAACTGCTGGAGGTGAAAGATCTTTTTTAGATTTTACCGACATGATAGAAAGAGCTTTACATGAAGTTGACTTTCCTGAGTTAGAAGTTCTTATACTTGATGAAGCTCAAGACTTTACACCTTTACAATGGTCTTTAATTTATAAAATGTCTGATAAAGTAAAAAGAATTTATTTAGCAGGTGATGATGACCAAGCTATTTATCAATGGAATGGTGCAGATACTAAATACTTTACAAAATATTTTCCTGGAAGAAAAGTTGTGCTGCGTAAAACTAGAAGATTTGGAACTGCAATACACCAGTTCTCACAGATAATTAGAAAAGGAATTCTTGATAGTGTTGATAAAGAATTTGAACCGCTTGTCAAAGAAGGATTGGTAAAAAGATATTTAAGTTTTAAGGAAATACCATTTGAAAAAGACGAGGGTAAATGGTTTTTATTAGGACGAATCCATACTACTGTAAATGAGCTCAAAGCATTAGCTAAAGATGCCGGTATATTTTTTGCTGACAACAAAGGACAAAAATCATTTGATCAAAATCAATGGTTAGCTATCAAAGCTTGGACTGCAATATCCAATGGTAGAGAAATAATGAAAAAAGAAGCAGAGGCTATGTACAAGTTTATTAGAGAAGTTACTGATTCTGATTATCGAACATCTAAGTTTTGGTCAAGAGAACCAGACTATAAGAGATATAACTTTACAGCTTTAAAAGAATGGTGTGGTTTAGATTTACCTGATGAAGCTCAAAAAAAACAATGGTGGTGGATCTTGAGACGAAACTTTAAGCCAAGACAAGTAATTTATTTTTTAAGATTGTTAAAAAGATATAAACAATCCAAATTAGACGAGGCACCAAATGTAATTATAGATACAATACATTCTGTTAAGGGTGATGAAGCTAATCATGTTTTATTATATTCAAAAGCTAATTGGCCATCAAGTTTTAGACATAAAAATAAAGATGAAAAATCAAACGAAAAAAAAGTTTGGTATACAGGAGTAACAAGAGCTAGGGATAGTTTACATTTACTTAGCACAGATTATAAGTATAATTATCCCATTGGCCAAGATTATCTAGTTTATGTACAAGGAGATAAATGAAATATTTAATAATATTTATACTCATTACAGGATGCAGTGCAAAGTTTGATAGCTTTGATCCTACTACATCTGTTTTAAAATGGGTAATTACAAGTGAAAAGAAATGAATCATTTAGATTTATTTAGTGGTATTGGTGGGTTTAGTTTAGCCTTAGAAAAAGTAGGTTTTACAACGGTTGGCTTTTGTGAAGTAGATCCATACTGTCGATTATTGCTGCAAAAACATTGGAAAGGGGTTACAATACATAATGATATTAAAAAATTGGAAGCGAAAGACATCAGAGAACCAATTGACATCCTCACAGGTGGCTTCCCTTGCCAACCATACAGTGTTGCAGGCAAACAAAAAGGGACTGACGACAATAGATATCTCTGGCCAGATATGTTTAGAGTCATTAAAGAAATCAAACCCACCTTCGTTATTGCAGAAAATGTGCGAGGAATTGTTAACATCCAAGACGGCATGGTATTCGAAACAGTGTGCTCTGACTTGGAAAGTGAAGGCTTCGAAATCCAACCGTTTATTATTCCAGCTGCAGGCGTCGGTGCGCCCCACAAAAGAGATAGAGTCTGGATTGTGGGCTACTCCAAACACAATGGATCACTTACCTCCAAGATCAGAAGAGGGAACAAAGAAGCTAATGCAGGGACACAGAAAAGGCAGAACCAAACCATCAAATCTAAGAGAACAGGTGGATCCAGCAACAATGAGGTTATGGAGAACTCCAGACGCACATTGCGACAGGGGGCCAAGTTCAGCAAAGAGAATGCAGATGAAAGTAAACAAAAGAATGCCGATAAGTTTGAACGATCAAGTAGCACATCCGAACATTATGTGGCCAACACCAAACAGAGCAGATCATCTAGCGAATCAATCGGAAACATTGAAAGCATGGAAGAAAAGAGCAGCGGAGAAAAAGAAAGAGGGAATCAATCTTCAATTTGCACTTCGACACGCAGCACAGATGTGGCCAACTCCAACAGCAACGGAGAGAAGTGGGATCAATCCAAAGACAGGCAAGGGAGCAGGATTAAACAAGAAAGTTGGTGGCAGTCTGAACCCAATGTGGGTAGAGTGGCTAATGGGGTACCCGGTCGGGTACACAGACTTAAAGGATTGGGAAATTCTATCGTCCCGCAAATCGCAGAAGAAATAGGTAAAGCAATATGGAAAACACTGAACCAAAATTAAGAATATTATCATTAGGGGCTGGTGTGCAAAGTTCAACAATGGCATTGATGGCTGATGCAGGAGAATTTGGCGTTAAACCTGATGCAGCTGTGTTTGCAGATACAGGATGGGAACCTGAACCTGTAATAAAACATTTAGAGTATCTTAAATCTGTTTTAAGTTATCCTGTGTACTTGGTTAAAAAAGGTAATATCCAAGACGACATACTCACGGCTCTCGCACCAGGCGGAAACCAATTTGCTTCTGCACCTTTCTATACTTTAAATGATCAAGGTAAAAAAGGTATGGGTCGAAGACAATGTACAAGAGAATACAAAATAACTCCGATTGCAAAAAAAATTAGAGAATTATGTGGACTGAAACCAAGACAAAGGTTTCCAAAGACAGAGCATGTCGAAGTTTGGGTAGGAATATCAACCGATGAAATAATGCGTATGAAACCTTCTAGGTTTTGGTGGCAAAAAAATGTTTGGCCTTTAATAGATAAGAAAATGTCAAGACAAGATTGTTTAAAATGGTACGAAGGCAAAGGTTTTAAAATACCTGTCAAATCTGCATGTATAGGCTGTCCCTTTCATGATGATAATTTTTGGATAGATATGAGAGACAATAGACCAAAAGAGTTTGCATCTGCTGTAGAATTTGATAAAAAGATGCGTATGCATAATCCTAAAGTTAAAAACTTTGTACATAGACAATGTGTTCCATTAGATGAAGTAAAGTTTAAAAATGATGATGGACCAGACCTGTTTAATAATGAATGTGAAGGTATGTGTGGAGTTTAGACATTTAATTATAAAAGCTTTGGAAGATAAATATAATGCAGAAGTATCTCAAGCTCATGCAACAATAGCAATATATCTAAGTAAATCAGTTGGGATTGGTGAACACCCTCAACATATAGAAGAAGTTGATAAGTTAATTGATAAAATTGCTCAAGCAGAAGAAAAATTAAATGTGTTACAAAGATTCAAAATATGACAGACAAAGATATGTTTGATGATGCTTTTCCACAAGACAAGCAGATAGGTGGGAATCATTACAAAGATTTTCATATACAGCCTTATGAGTTTATTTCAAAAAATAATCTTTCGTTCTTTCAAGGGAACGTTGTGAAATATGTCTGTAGGTATTTAAATAAAAATGGAATTGAAGATTTAGAAAAAATTAAACATTACTGTGAATTAGAGATAAAAAAACTGAAGGATTTAAATGACAAACGTTATAAGAAAAGACATAACGGTAGCAAAACATAAATTTAGAGTAGAAATTTACCCACAACTTACAAGCTCTGAAGAAGTTTCATTTGAAATTTATCCTGAAGATTACAATGCAGCTCTATATGCATTTAGTAATAAGGAAAAATTGAATAGATTAATTAAAGAAAACCATATATACGAGCCAAATAAATGAGTGGATTACAATTTACATTTAATTTTAAAAAACATATTTGGGCATGTCCATCAGAGTATAAAGACTTGAGTGCATACGATGAGATTGCAATTGATTTAGAAACAAGAGACGAGGGAATTAACAACAAACTTGGTGCAGGTTGGGCAACTGGTAATGGTTATGTTATTGGTTTTGCTGTAGCTGTAGAAGGTTGGCAAGGATATTACCCATTCAAGCATGAGGGTGGTGGCAACATGATACCTGAACAAGTTTTAAAGTACATGAAAGATGTATGTAAAACATCTAGTAGAAAAATATTTCATAATGCACAATATGACATTGGGTGGTTAAGACAAATGGGTATTGAAGTGAATGGTGAGATAGTAGATACAATGATCACAGCAGGAGTTATTGATGAGAACAGATGGTCTTATAGTTTAAATGCATTAGCAAAAGATTATCTTGGTGAGCTAAAGTCGGAGACAGATTTGAAAGAGGCAGCTAAGGATCATGGTATAGATCCCAAAGCAGAAATGTGGAGATTACCTTCAGAGCATGTTGGGTTTTATGCTGAACAAGATGCACGACTCACTTACCTATTATGGCAAAGATTTAAGCCAGAATTGAACAAACAAAATTTAGAAACAGTATGGAATTTAGAAAATAAATTGCTTCCGATACTAATTAAGATGAGAGAAAAGGGTGTGAGAGTTGATGTAAATAAAGCTCATCAACTAAAAAAAGAGTTCCAGGCTCAGGAAAAAGAATATCTTTTAAAAATAAAACAGCTAGCAGGACGAGAAGTAGACATATGGGCAGCACGACAAATAGGAGAAGCCTATGACCGACTCGGCATAGATTATCCACGAACTGAAAAAACTCATGAGCCATCTTTTACATCTAATTGGTTAGCTAATTCGAAACACGAAATATCAAAATTTATAGCACAGGCTAGAGAAATCAACAAGTTTCATGGTACATTCCTAGATTCAATTTTAAAATACGAACACAATGGGAGGATACATGGCGAGATCAATCAACTACGTAGTGATAGTGGTGGGACTGTCAGCGGCCGTTTGTCTATGGCTAATCCTAATCTTCAACAGTTACCAGCACGTAACAAAGATTTTGGACCAAAAATCCGAGGTCTCTTCTTACCAGAAGAAGGTTGTAGATGGGGAAGCTTTGACTATAGCCAACAAGAACCACGGATGGTAGTGCATTACGCAGCCTCTATAGGCGACGGATACGAGGGTTCTAATGAACTTGTAGAGGCGTACGCTAATTCAGAAACCGACTTTCACCAAACAGTAGCAGATCTAGCAGGAATAGAGAGAAAGCAAGCCAAGACAATAGGGTTAGGATTGATGTATGGAATGGGAAAAAATAAATTAGGTATATCGCTCGGCTTGTCAACAGAAGAAGCATCAGCATTAATATCCAAGTATAATCGTAAAGTTCCATTTGTTAAGCTATTATCTGATAGATGTATGCAAAAAGCAAATGATGAAGGCGTAATTAGGACAAAAAAAGGTCGAAAATGTAGATTTGATATGTGGGAACCAAGAGATTTTGGTATTCATACACCAGAAACATTTGAAAATGCCTCATCAAAGTATGGTAGAAACAATATCAAAAGAGCTTTTACATACAAAGCTTTAAATAGATTAATTCAAGGATCCGCAGCTGATCAAACTAAACAGGCAATTGTAAGTTGCTATGAAGCAGGACATTTACCTAAAATACAAATACATGATGAGCTTTGTTTTGATATTAGAAATGACGAAGAAATAAAAATTATAAAAGAAACTATGGAAAATTGTATGGAATTTAAAGTTCCTAGTAAAGTTGATGTAGCATTAGGAGATGACTTTGGACAGGCTTCATAAAAATCAAGTAGCAGGTATGGGCACAGTTATCTGGCCATATTATATGGTTTTCAAAGAAAGATTAGTTTTAAAAAAATTTAGTGATGTAAAAATAATTCATTGGGGTCGCAGTTTAAAACAAGATGTTTGGAGTGATGTAGAAAAAAATGGATTGTTGTGTCCGTTAGTAATAGATGAAAAAAATCAATTACGTGATGGAAACCATCGTTTAAGAATGATTTCAAAAGAAGGAGATGCAAGTTTTTTTTATAAAACAAATTCCGATGATGAAGTTAATTTTTTTTCTATGTTAAATATTCTTTGTTGGGAATTGCATCCAGACATGACAAAATTAATGGAAAAATTGTGGGAAGGAAAAGCCAAAAAATACACAGAAAAAGTAACTCATTTATTTACTCAGAACGTAAGAACAGCTAAGCTTTGAATAGAGAGCATAAGTCCCCATACCAAATCAATGATTTTTGAAAAAAAATATAAAACTAGTAATTAACCAGCTTTTTTAAAAAGTCGCTCAGCGTCTGCTACGCTTTGCTCGTTGATCTTAACTTTAAGACCTTTGATTTCAATATCGATCCACTTCATTTCAGGTGTAACCCTACCCTGCGCTAACGCTT